AGCGGATGTCGTCGGAATACTGCTTGTCCAGCTCGAACATGGTTGCGGGTATCTGGTCTGTAGCCCACGGTTCGGGCTTGTCTCCGTTGTACTCTATGGTCACTCCGGGAGTGGAACCCATGGTGTCCAGCTTCCTCTTGCTCTCAGCACTGAGTGAGCCGCTCTTGTAGAACCATCCTCTGTTGGCCATGGTGTTCACGATGTGAAGGAACTGCGAGCGTCTCTTGTTTATCTCCCTCTGGGGGTCGAGAAGGTTCTTCACAACCCCGAAGGGCATGTCTCCCTCCCCCTCGTAATATGCGTTGAACGGAACAACCGGGAGGTATCCGTGTTCGTAGGGTGACTTCTTGTCCTCAAGAAGAATGTCCCCCACAAAGGAGGCGACCCTTACGGTGTCACGGGGTATCTTCCTCGTCTCGAGAAGCTCTATCATCTCCTCGTCCTGGAACGGGAGGTCCTTCTTCTTAACAAGGCTCCCCTCGAAGAGATACCGTGTCTCACGCACCTTGTCCCTGTACCATATGTTTACAAGACGCACCTTCTTTGTGGTCTTGTCGTAGTCTATTACGGGGTCATAGAGAGTGTTCTCCGAGGTCGCCCTGCTGAGGGACTCCTCGTGTTCATCCCACCTTTTCACCATGCCGTTGATATCCTCTTTCCACTCGGGGAAGAGGTCGTTCACGTCGTCCTTGTCCACCCAGTGTGCGTCACAGATGTAATTGGCGTCGTCCAGCATGGGGTCTCTCGATTCCGGATCTACGTAGATATCGAACATGGACTTGCAGTCTATCTTTATCTCCGGCTCCATAGTGTCGTAGTTGAACTTGACATGAGGGTAGAGATAGCCGCGTCCTCCGATTATTCCCTGCCGGAATATACGTGACTTCTTCTTGAGATAGTCGTTCTGGTCGAGAAGGTACTTGGTCACACCTTTTCGCACGTCCCTCAGCTTCTGGTCATCGTCGCCCCTCGGCCTGAAGTCAGGCTCCGTGACGTTCAGCTTCTGGTGACCGTCGAGCAGGTTTATCAGGGGAAGTATCTTGTTTATGGTCAGGGAGGGACGCTGTTCCTTATTGAGCCTTTCAACATCCTTCTGCTCCCACTGCTTGCCCCACGTGAACTCAAAGCAGGTATAAGCCTCGTCCTTCCAGTCTGATTCACGCTCGACCGCACTCTTGAACCACTTCCTCAGTTTGTTCAGCTTGTCCGCTGAGTCCTGCGTAGCCTTCGGCCTCGTTCCCCTGTCCTCTCTGTCCTTTTTCGGCATTCAATCACCTGCTTTCACTCCATAAAAAAAGACCCCTCGAAAGGGGCCGATATAATCCTTTTGTGCAATATGCACAAAAACGCTATGTACTCATCCATGTGGTTGCTTCCTTTTTCTCGTCCTCGATATCGTATATGTCCCTTCTTTTCGGCGGCTCATCCATGACCGGCACAAATGGGCGTTCAGTCATGAAATACCTCACTGAGTCGTAGGCATGGTCTTCCTGATCCGTGTCCACGTCCTCCACCCTGCGGTCGTCGTAGACAAGGGCGGGGAGCGTTCTTATAAGGTGGGGACATGCGTCGGTTACCTGCCATGCGGGTTTCCACTTCTCCGTTCCGAAGTTCCATCCCCTCAGGCGGTTGTGTATCTGCATCTTCCCCTGAACACGCGAGTTCGGGCCCTTCTTCGCCTTGTTCCAGTAGATGCCCACGTCAGCGAAGTCATCCGCTATGGTCTTGCCCTGGGAGTTGCCCTTGCGTTCCCATATGTTGGTGTCGGATACTCCGTACTCTATGCGGTCGTCCTTTTCCATCTCCAGTATCAGCCTTCCCACCTCTGTGGCAGTCTCCTGAGACCCCACGTCAGGGCTTCCTCCTGAGCCGTACAGTTCACGGTACGTCCATATGACTCCGTCGAAGTCCACAGCGTGCCAGTAGACCGCAAAGGGCTTCGTGAACCCCCAGTCAAGGCTTCGATAGCGGGGCCAGCTTTTCGGTATCTCGAAATGCTCGACCACGTGGACGTCGTTCTTCCACTCGGTGAACACCTGCCCCTCGAACACGTCCCACGACCCCTCGGCATATGCCTTCCTGAGCTTCTCCGGCAGGGACTGGAGCTGTGTATAGTAGGAACTCGTAAGGTGAGGATTGTCAGTAGCCTTTGCGGGAATGAAGCAGAAATCATCCTTGGAGTAGAAGTCCTTCAGCTCCTGCGGTATCACCTTGTCTATCCATATCTGCCTCACCCACGCATGCCCCTTGCCTCCAGGGTTGGTCGCCGCCATGAACGGATTGTACTCAAGCCCCGGCCACCTCAGCCTCATACGCAGGAAGTTGAACACGTTCATGTCGTTTCTCGTAAGCTCGTCTATGGATATTGCGGCGAACTCTGCGGACAGGTACTTTGCGGGATCGTCAAGGTTGCGGAAGGCGATTATGCCTCCTCCGTAGCGTTCATTGAGCCTCAGCTCGTGAGTAGACTCCCTCAGCTTGCCCAGCCATGTGGGCACCTCGTACGGTATCTTGGAAAGATGCCTCTCCCGAAGGGCGGGGAAGTCCTCGCAGAACAGCCCGACCCTCACGTAAGGGAAGCCCTTCCTCGCACAGTCCAGAAGAAAGGCGATGTTCGCCCACCTCAGGACGTACGACTTCCCGCCTCCAGCGGCACCTCCGTAGAGGATGAACTTCTTCTTGTCCCGCAGGGCCTGAAGGAAGTCATTCTGCCTCGAAGTGGGGTTGAACATCTCGGATATTTTCATAAAATCCCCCTATGTTTTTCATGATGTGCTGGAAACAAAACGCAAAAAAATGCTTAAAATACGCAAAAATACGCATGCAAAAACGTGCCTTCTGGACACAGGCTGGACACAAACGGGACGGTCTTTGACCAGTCATACCATAGGCTTAGAGAATTTCGATTTTCACTTTCTGGACACAAACTGGACACAAACTAAAATGTGCGTTTTACGCATAAATACGCATGAAAAAAACAATTTGCAATATTTATACACTTTCTGTAGAACCCGTCCATTAGCGGAAAAATTGAGCCTCGCTTTTACGCTTTAGTGAATGCTTAGCACCACATGCGGGTCTGGACACAAACTTTTTCTCTGAGGGCAGTCATAGCATGGAGTCCCATTTAGCACCAACAAACTTTCTGGACACAGACGGGATGCAGACGGAAACAAACAAGAATGTAAAGAATAAATAAATATATATCGTTATTTTTTCGTAAACTCAAAAATAACTCGTGCAGATACCCAGATTGGAAACCCACCCTTAAGGGAAGCTCTAAATCGGAATATATAGAATATGTACCTTGTAATATGTTCGCTATTTCCTCTCAGTGGCAAATAGAGGGGTCTGTGACGTTAAAACTTGTTTTACAGGTATGTTTAGTCCTCTTTGGAAAAGTACATAGCTTAGAATGCAAATATGAGCCTTCAGTTAAACAGAGTTAATTGAATATATGCGGATAAGTATAGGGGAAGCGGTATATGGTAACTTCTTTTGATTAAGCACAGTTAATCCGAAATATGCGGGGAAATATAATTTCCGCTCAAAAGATGTTTTGTGCAATATGCACAAATATCTGGAAAAATCGTGTGGGAGACACTACATAACATCCACACTCCGCGCCGCTCACTAAAGGGTGCCCCCCCTACAGCACGTCAACCTCAATAGCCAGGTCAGTCCTCAGCCGATTCTGCATGTTTTCAGCTCGCTCATAGTAAAGCCTGATAGCTGAAGTATCACCGCTGTTGGCCTTCTTAACCAGGGCCTTGTCTATCTTGGGCTTGCTCTCTGCAAGCATGACAGATACCGCTTCGGTGTACATCCTCTTGAACTCTTTGTTGTGGTTGAGCGTATGGGATAGAGTCTTTTCTGTAACACCGCAAACATGAGCTATCTCACGTTGCGTTTTCTCCTGGTCGAGGTCAGCAAGCAAGCTGATAGCCTTTGCCCACCAAGGCTTAACACGCGTCTTAGTAATATCTTTGTTAACCTTCCTTACCACTTTGTTAGACCCGCCCAACTCTTCCCCTGACTCATCTAACTCAACTTTATCCTTATTTGTTGGACGCGTTAAACAATTTGTTTTACTACTCAATTTATCCTCATTTCCACAAGACACACAGGACAGCTCATTCCCCTGGCTTCTGTCCATGCTCTCTGATCCTGCCTCGCAGCTGTTCTTTTCTATATTCACATCAGGTTTATACTCCATAAAATCACCTCATTTTATTAAGAATAAATAGGTCTCAAGACCCACAAAAAGATGGGACTTTAGACCTATAGTAATTATAGACATATATGTATTAGGGTGTATAATAATAACTGTAGTAAGCAAGAGACATAAAA